CCCTGCCGTTTCTGGACTCATGAACATACCAGTGTCCATATCCAAAGGTGCAACCATAGAAGGTGATGGTATTTCTATTGCTGCAAAGTAATTCTCATCTGCAACCTTATTATTTAGAGACTCCCTGCCTACTGGTTGCATTAACATCTGTGCAACCATCGATGGATCGAATTGTGTCATGTACAGCCTTTAATGAGTTTATTTTGGTTGCATAAAGTGGAGTGCAACCTAAAGTGCAACCATTGTGCAACTGCAACCTAAAGTGCAACCTATGGTGTTAAAATTTTGTGTGTGTGCGTGTGTGATGTATACGCTTTCGTCTTCGCCAAAAGTCCTGCCCTGTGGGGTTGCCATGGGGAGGCATATATATGTTAATTGGTCACTAGTTGGTCACTAGCTTTCAGAAACTGTAGGGTTATCAACGCTTTCAGCCTCAATGGTCACAGGTTCTAAACTTGTGTCCCTGTTTATGTTTATCTGTAGGTTCATAGCACCTAACTTATTGTTTTCATTACCAAATATCTGCTTATGAGTACGTTCTAGTATCCATGTATCAGCTTTCCAATCACCTCTTTTAGAACTTGCCTCAGATATTCGCTGCAACCTATCAGCAACAGCCATGCTTTCTGCCTGACGTACCAACAAAGCAAAGTTATCATCAGCACTCACCCATCTGTTCAAGCTATCCAAAGAAACTCCTGCACATTGAGCCGCTATCATTCTTGGGTTGCCTTCCTTTAATAACTCTAGGATAGCATCCTTTGTCTCTGGAGTATCTTTAGCAAATCTCTGCACATGGTTACGTTTTGTCATTAAGGTTGCACTGTCTTTGGTTGCAATCTTTATTTCACCTTTTGCAACCTTTGCATTATGCTTGGCTACTTCTACAGCTTTCTGAGATCGTATCCATCCAAGTTTTCTTGCTCTCTTCTCGATAGCCTGTCTGCTTAAGTCATAATCTTTTGCAATAACAAATACCTTTTCTCCAGAGCGTATTCTATTCTCTATCTCTAGCCAATCAACTCCTGGCTTGAGTTGTCCTCGCATCTTATAACCATTCTTTCAGCTTCTTATTAAGCCAATCCCAGAATGATAAAGGTTTCTTGATAATCTTTTTATCTTCTTTAATTTTAGCCATAATGACCTCCTAAAAAAACAGCAGCCTAGCGGAGAATGACGAGTAATCTACTAAGCTGCCATTATTAGTGTAATATAAACTTTAACCTCAGTGTATGAAAAAAAGTATAACAATGCTTATCTTAATAAAATTAATGTCTAATTCTGCTGTTTTTGTCTAACATAAAATCCATTCATATTTGACGTAATTGGTATTGTAATCGCACCAAAGCCAGAGTATGTCTTGTTTTCGCAGTATCCTTATTACATGAAAAAAATGTAGAAATCTTACGCCAACTCATTTTTGAGCCTCTTAACCACACAATTTTCCTGTCTTCTAATGACATATTCAACACCCATAACAGTGCTTCGTCACAACGATCAATCTGCTCATTAGTTGGTTTGATCTTCACTTTAGTTGCATTATATCCATAAGCCAGGTTGACATCATTTAAATACTCAGGCCAGAAAGCCAGTTTCTGTTTTCTTAAAGGGGAAGGAAAGCTGTGACACACCATCACCATTTCCTGCAATCTATCGTATAGTTCATCAAGTCCCATGAAACCACCCTATCTGCTCTCTGTGTATCTGGTTATTCTGTATCATTGTTAAAACCTGCCTCGTCTTGTCACCATCTCGGTTAATAATATTCTGGTAGAATGGTTTTGCTGTTACAACCTCATCCACAGTTAATTGCTTTGTAAGGGCAGTAAAGACCTTTACAGGCTCGGTAACAACATCAGACTTTTTAACCATTGCTGTTAGATAGGGTAACACTCTGTCATATTGGGTAATGTTATCTGGCATTTTAAAGATGGTATCGAGTACAATCTTTTCCTTTTCTGCAACATCCTTTACTGTCTTTAGAGACTTTAAGAGCATCATAATAACTCCTCTAGCTTTCTTTTCTTCTATCTCTAATTGCACAAGTCGAGGGACTGCAATATCCCATATTGTAGGCTCTCGATCATTTGTACTTTCTTTATTTAGTCCTTTCTTTACTTTGTAAGTTTCACTGATATCCATTTCTGGCAAAACCATTTGTGGTAAACAGTGAAATGGTTGGTCATAAACGTAGTAAACGATTTGCGTGTACCTGCCCTGATCTCTGATTACATCTTTCTTGACGTAACCATATTGAATTAGCTGCTTAATAATTTGATAGACTTTATTGATGCCACAGCCAAATCTGTTAGCTATGTTCTGTGCATTAACCTTCCAATCAGCAGGCTTTGATAACAAATAAACAAGTACTGCCAGACCATCACCAGATAACTTCTCATCATTGATCAGCTTGTTCGGCAAGGTAGAATAGTTCTCCTGCAACGTAGATTTATTGATGAATGTTTCAGTCATTGCACAACCCAACAAAACTTTTGCTGTCCACTAACAGTTTGCCATTCTCTACCTGGTCTATTAGTCCATCCCTTACCCTTATTTATGACAACTTCATGCAAAACTTTCCATCCTGCACCTCTTAAACTTGCACCACTTTCAGATTGCAGTGTATAGGTAATCATTCTTTGTCCGCCCATTGCTCTCCAAGCTCTCCAACAACAGGCATATAAAAAACTGCAACTACCCTTTGGTGCATCATCTAATACACAGCAGCGAGTTACTTCTGCTGTTACACCATCATCTTTTTTAATTGCAATAGGTCTACCAACAATAGCTGTGCCGACTAGCCTATCACCATCTGAACATCCAATGGAATATTTTGCACCAACGACAGGTTTATTATGTCTGTGGAAATTACAAACAAATTCATTAGCCTCTTTAAGATTTATTGGTACTGCTATCAATTTACTCATCTTTATCCTTCTGAGTAGAGATAACCAGACCGCAGGCCCAGCACTTCCTTACTTCTTCATTCTTATTGCCTTTCAGTTCAACCAGGCATTTTGGGCATTGGTCGTTATCCAGTCGCACCTGTATCTCATCTCTGTCTTTACTCATTATGCACCTCTAGTATTGCCCTTCCCAGTACAGCAGGTATCTGTGGTATAACTGCATTGCCTAGTCCTTTAAGTCTGTCCACCCTATTGGGTATCCCATGAGCCACTCGACCCACTGAGGGTTCAACTGTCCAGTTGTCTTTTCCCTGCCACCCTGAGAGTCTATTACTATTGTTGTCAGGCTCTTCTGCGTTCCCTTCTTGCCTGTATCCCTTCTCTGGTATCCCAACCTTCCTTCGTGTGCTGCAGGAGTTGGCCACATCTTGTTTTCCATGTGGTTCACTGCATCTTTCAACTTTACTCCCCACCTCACTCCATCTTTGTTTACTCTGCTGAAACTTCCCTTGTTTATCTCTACATTCTTCACTAGACCTCCCTCTGTATCTGCTACTCTTGGCGTGGGCCACAATCCAACACCTGTATCTTTGATGCGGTGCGTTGACTGCTGAAGCAGATAATACATACGTTTGCACTTCGTAGCCTTCACCTTCCAGGTCAGTACACACCTGCTCGAATACCACTCCTTCTCTGATGCTAATAAGATTTCTGACATTCTCTCCAATGACGTAGGTGGGTCTGATTTCTTTGATAATTCTAAACATTTCAGGCCAGAGTTGGCGATTGTCTTTTGGGTCTTGCTTTCCTGCGACACTGTAGGGCTGACAGGGGAATCCTCCTGTAATAATATCCACTGCTCCAAGTCCATCTGTGTCTCTTCCGACATCCCTCACATCTCCAAAACAGGGAACATCTGGCCAATGCTTTTTAAGCACCTTTTGTGCAAAGGGTTCATTGTCACAGAAACCGACAGTTTCAAAACCGCCAGTGCTTTCAAGACCAAGTGCAAAGCCACCGATCCCTGAGAAAAGATCAAGATGCTTAAGCCGCTCATTCATTCGCCCATCCAAGCTGCTTAAACAATGTCAGTAAGGTTTCCATTCTTACAATGGCTACAGTGTCTTTGCCGTCATCTCTGGCAAACAGGAAATCAGCATTGTCCTGCTCTAATGCTTTATAAATGCGTGTAAGACCTTTCTTAGTGCGTTTGCACTCCCCGATATAACCCAGTACAGGGCCTAACTTGATGTCACCGCCATAATTACCCTTCATAGCACCAGATAAGGGTACTCTCTCAGCTTCTATGCCATGTTCTTTAAGCTGATTAACAATCTCTCTTTCATATCCTGCACCTTTGTTTCTGGAATGTTTACCGCCCATTTAAGTCCTCTTTATCTCTGTGAGGCTTAACCAGGAAGTCGTACAGCGTTTCATCATGTCGGTTGATGCCACCTTTTAAGTCATCAACATTGTTCAGTAGCTGTTCAAATTTCTTTTCAATACGCTCTAATCGCTCAATGATGCGGTCAATTAACTCTGGTGTAATTTCAGTCATATTTCCTCAATTCAATTCCGATTCTTTCAAGGGTAGCTGTGTTGGGTTTCTGTTTTCCATTCTTCCAACGCCAAAGTGTCGAATAGTTCACAATTCTGGAATCAACATTTAGTGCTACTGATGCAGGGTAAATACCACCGAATGTGTCCTCTAATTTTTTAATCAAATTCTGTAACAATTCGTTTGACATTTTTTTAACCTTTGTGCGTTATATTAATAAATAACAAAAACTGATTTATTAATTTTATTATTAAAAACTATGCAAAATAATATATTAATTATGCGTTACTGCAATATAACAATTTAAGGCAAATTTAAGGTTCAAATTGTAACCAATTTAATACCAAACTTGACGAAAGATGATAAAATGTATTATATGAATTTTATGGAGAGAGATCAGATCAAATCTGCACTTATAAACTGTGCGACAACGCATAGTATTAGTTTAAGTGAACTGGCTAGTGAGGCAGGAATTGCTCCTGCTACCCTAACTGGCTTTGTAAATGATTCTAAATCTGGCAATCGTGACAAGCATACTTTGTCCATGACAACCATTGGAAAGCTGACTAAAAGATGGCCTGACCTGGCAGATCATTTAAAGATAGCTAATCCAACATCAAACATGAGGCAAGTTCAATACGTTGGTATGCTGAACCCTATAACCAAGAAAGTAGGCGGTTTAGAGCCTAGACGTTCTGGTTCTTTAGTAATTCAAAAATGGGAAGGTGACTATGTAGCTTATGGAATAAGTGTGGGACATCCTATTTTAAAGCAAAGAGTTTATTTATGTAAGCCAGAGCCAATTTATGAAAATTTTGAACATTTTATAGATAAATTACTTGTTGTGGACTGTGATGAAGGAAGAATGATCGGATTTTTACAGCAGAATCAAAACAAATCTTTTTGGTTAGCAGGCCCTTCAGCAATGTGGGGAAATAATAACGAAAACAATTTACTTGATCCTGAGAAAATTGATAGTTGTACCAATATTAAATGGATACAGCCAATCGAATGGATTATGCCTTAAATCTCCCTTTTTTTTGTCTTTACTTTATGCGTTAATGCAAATATGCTTAAAACTATATGAATGATGTAATTGATATGTGGTATCCAAGCCGTTTAGACCCAGAACACTGTCCTCTGGACTTCTTCATTGCCAAATATGTAGCAGGTCTGGATCGAGATAGAATTAACCCTGCAAATAGCAAGATGAGAGCAGGTAGTGAGGCTCATAGGGCATGGCAGATGTACTTAGAGGGTAAACCATTAAAAGAAGCCATAGAGACTTGTAAGCACGAATTATCAAGGTTTAATGCACCTAATGCCAAAGACCATGAACAGCATAAATTATGTCTTAAACATTTTGATACTGTGGTGAATAACTTTGTTCTGGCATCTGCTGAGTGCAATATAAAAGTTGATGAAATAGAACAGCTTTGCAAGACAGATGCTGAAGGAATTGACCTTAATGTTGGTGGTTATGTTGATGTCGTGGAGTTTGACTATATCAATGAAGCTAAAAGCAAATGGCCTACTCCTTTTTTAAAAGCTGATGGTACTTATTCTGAACGTACTCAATCGCTTCCTAAAGGCCCTACGGCTAGTAATGTAAGGCAGGCTGCTATCTACTCCAGAGCATCAAATAAGCCTGTCAGAATCATCTATGCAAACCACAAAGGCTATATGGTGTTTGACCAGACTAATTGTGAATCATTACAGCCAGAGGCACTCAATGCAGCCTTTGAGACAATGCGACTATCAGCCAGGGCAAGACAGAATTTATTAAAGATCAGTAATGATCCAGAGATTATATCACGTTACGTTATTCCAAACTTTAGTCACTATGTCTGGAACAATGTTGATAGCGAAATAATAGCAAGAGTAAAAGAGATATGGGGTTATCGTAATGGATAGACACCCATTAGAATTATGGATGAGAAAATGGATGCTAATTATTGTATTTGTTTATCTGCTTTTTCTCATTCTTTTAACAACAGTTAATTGAGTTATGAGGGGTTTTGGCATTGGCATTTTTCCTCCGCTAACAAGCAAACCCCTCACCAAATATATGGGAGTATATGATGGCATTTAAACCTGCAACACCTGCTGAGAGCAGAAACATTTATACTACTGGAGTTGTGCAACAGGCTTGTGCAGCAGGAACGATTAAGACAGTAAAAGAACTGCAAGAATGGACAGTAAATGCTACTCAGACATTTGATATTTATATGGGCAATTCAGATAACAGAACAAGGGCCACAGCTTCCTTTGTAGAGGTGATGAAAGCCTTAGTTGCCATCAATGATTTACGTTACCTATATGGTGACCCAACACAGGAGATCGGAAGGTTTCACGACAATAACTTACCTTTAATAAGGGAGTTTGCAAACCACACCGACTTATACGACTTATACACAAATTTATTCAGAACTAAGGAAGGAATCTTAAAGCTATGATACAGGAGCAACAAGATATATATTTCGTTGAGGGAAATCCTCAGAAAGGCTATAAGCCTGAGTATGCCAACAAAATTGGTGTAATCTTACCACCTAATCCATCAAGAGGTGAATCTGAACCATCATTTCTATTGAATATGTTGCCACAGAGACAAGGCAAGATGGTGGTATTACCAAAGGGACAAAAGCCTGCACAAGGCATGGGACAACCACAGAGCGGCTATCAGCAACAAGGTGGATACCAACAGCAAGGTGGTCAACAAGGTGGGCCACAGCATATAAGTAATTCTATGCCAATGTCTGACCCTCGTGATCCAGGCCCTAGTGGACAAGGATATTGAAAAACAAACCTTCATTATACCAAGAGCGGATTATGTGCTTTTGGTTGTTGAGGGCAAGCAATATGAATTGAAAATGAATAAAGAGCAGATGCTTAAAAAGGCACTGCAATTCATAAAAGCCGCTTTGGAAAAAAAAGAATGACTTTAGGTGAACAAATCAAACAACAAAGGCTGAAAATGGGATTAAGCAGAGATGCTTTAGCTGTTAATGCTGACATATCAGAAGCTACCATTTATCGGCTAGAAAACAATTATGGAGAGCCGTCATACAATGTACTCAAAA